CTTGAGGATGATACCTGTCATAAAACTCTTTAGCTGCTTGTGTAGATACTTCACCTATTTGGCATTTGCGGGCCATGAGCTTACCTTTAGTCTTACCTATAGCATTACGCAGTAATCGCTTAATCTGGGGTTGCCTTTGTTGCCACTCAGTCTCATAGATAGTTATAAGGCGAATACCTTTGTCAGCACACGCTTTATATTTGTTGTGACTTTTGTTCTTATTTTCCTTTTCGTCTGCAGCGTTAAAATGTGAGTGCCAATACATCCCATGAAATTCGATAGCTAAATTAGCACTAGGTATGTAGATGTCTAGTTCTTTAGGGCCTATTAGTTTCCTATCATGTTGAATTATAGATGTATATATTTTTAGGTAATCAGCTACTTCTTGTTCTGGGGCGGACTTCATGTTTCCACATTTCTGACAAGATACTTTACCTGCTAACAAGTTAACGCCTGTCTGTTCAAATACCCCATGACTACATGTTACTTTTATATAAGAGGTGTTTAAGTTTTCCCAAGAATCACAACTATAAGTAAATTTACCACCATGGAGTTTTTTTGCCCGTGTAACAACTGTGGTGAATGGGAGCTGTCTTTCTTTTCTAAGGCCTGCATGTGCACATTTAGGACAGTTATGACCGTTCCTATAATGGTTATCTGGAGACTGTTTAAATTCGCCATGATCTCTGCATATTATTTTCACTGGTATTTTATAATCAATGTACTCAACTAAAGAGTAATCATACCTATCCCCATGCACCTCTTTAAACCTACCTACCCAATCAGCCCCTCTCCCTATACATTTAGGACACCCTGTTCCACTATGTATAAAATTGATACTAGTTGGATTAAACTCCCCATGTTGTCTGCATATTATTCTTAAAGGCGTTCTAGAAGACTTATATTCAACTTTACTTAAATCGTAAGTGTCCCCATGAACTGATATAGCTCTAGCCATCCACTCTGCTTGCGTTATTATTTTAGGCATTTTGTTCTCTTATTTAATTATCTGACGCTAATAATAACATAAAATAAAAATAAACAAACGCTTTAAAGAATAAAACACAATAAAAAAGGGCCCCGAAGGACCCTTAATTTACTTTAAGTACTTGATTTTATTGACTAAGCGCCAGTAGAACCGTACATAGAAAGTGGATCTGAATAACCGAAAGAATAGCGTTCCCTCGACCTATAGCGAACATTGCCCGTATCAAAGTCTCCCGACATGTCATTAGTGATAGGAGCACGAACAAAATGCTTCATACCATTAGGTACATCAGTAGTTAAGAACCAACCGTTGCTATCAGTCAAGAAATGGTTAATAGCATAACCTTGTGGAATAGAACCGTTGTTTTTCAATGCGTTTAAATCATTGTCAGCAGTTCCTACACGTTGTTCAGTTTCCAACAAGCGAGTTGCAACGAATTGCAATGCAGGCGGAACGATCAACTTTTTAGGTTTAGCAGCAATCAACAAACCACGTTCATCAGTCCATGCAGCGATTTGGATAACAGCCGCTTCTAAAGAAGTTTCGTTTAAATCAGCCGCAGTAGATGGAATGTTACTATTAACACCACCAGCCGTTAAAGGATGGGCGTTTGAAAACAATGCAACGCCATCACCACCAACATAAGCTGCAGAGAAACCGTTGTTTAAAACAGCAGCCGCTTTAACTTGTTTGGTGTAAGACATAGCACGAGCCAAACCTTTAGTATAACGAGCAGACAAAGAGTCATACAAGTTATCTTCAATAGCTTCTTCAGTTAAAGAAAAACCTAAAGCAATAGTTTCGTGGTTGTAGCGAGCAGTCCAAGCTTCTTGAGCATTGTCATAACTAATGGCTGAGCCTTCGTTTTTGACAGGTGCTGCTGAGAAACCAGACAGCTTTGTTTCTTCTTCAAATGAACGTTCTGATGATTCAGTTTCATAAATTTCTTTATGTTCTTCACCGTAACGAGCATACTCTAAACCGAAAAGAGCGTTAAGACCCGGAAGCAACTCTTTCAGTAATTGTGCGCGTGAAATAGCCATTATTAAACTCCTTAAATGCCAGTAGTTGAGTTATATTGGTGATTATTAATCTTAACCAATACTTCTGAGAACGTAGACGCGGTAGGAGCAGTATCAGTCACAACATCAATAACGCGTAATACTGTAGTAGTAGTACCCGGTGAAGTGCTTAATACAGACACATTAGAATCGCCTGTAGCTGTAGAACCAGCAGTTTGTAATACGGTTACGTTACTGCCGATAGCATCACGACCTAAAGTCGCCATAGTAGTACCTGCAGAACAAACAGCAACTTTAAAAACTGCCATCGGATCATCAACAACAATAGCAAAAGCGTCAGCTGCAACAGTGCCAGTAGGCCAGTATTGTGCAAACAATTTTTGTTTGGTTGATGGGTTAGTATAAGAACAGCCTAAAAATACACCTGCTACAAAAACATTTGTAGCAGTTGTAACTGCTGAAACGATACATTGACCATTCGTGTCTATTTGAACAATATCACCTGCGAAGATGTTTGCTGCATAACCAGAAGCGATCTGAACTTGACGAGTTGCACCTGCATAGGGCATCCCATCTACTCGACCTACTGGTTTTAGACCGTATGGGGCGCTAACGGTTGGATAAGCCATTTAATACTCCAAATCTAAAAAATTTATTGTCTGCCAAATGACGTTGTGGATTTACGCTCATTAAAGAGTGGCATCCGTGGGTCACTTTGGCGCATTAAGTTATTATCTACTGCTTCTGTTTGAGCCTGAGTTTGTTTATTGAAATGCTCACTGCGCTGTTCAATAAACTCTATAGGGGTCTTACATAACAATAAACCACCGATCTCTATGTTGTCTCTAAAACGACTAGTAGGATCAATTAACAGTTGCATTTGCGGTTGTTCCGACACATTAACAGGTTCCCAACCTTCTCTCAGTTTTGCTGAAAGGTTACGTGGGTCAGCTGCATTTAATGTTGACGTTCTAATCCATCTGTACGCATAGCCCGGTTGTTTATCCGGTTCTGGTAGAAGTTCAGCTGGTGCCCACTGCTTAGGACGGGCTGAAGTATCACGCGTTGTTACATCTCTTTGTATTCTGTTATCAGCCATCTTAGGCCTCCAATTTGGTTAGTTCACGGGCGTATTGTTCATTAGTTAGTCCAAATTTCTTGGCTAATGCAACTTGAGTCTTGCTGAGCGACACCTTTTTAGGGGCTGTGCTTCTTTTTGCAGACGCTACTACCGTGCTAAGTTTTGATGTACGTTGGGCTTTAGGCTCATCGTTTGGATCGCTAAATTCTTCTGGGAATCTGCGTTGTACTTCTTGGTCGATACGTTTGTAATATTCATCGCTTCCGATGAACTTGTCCCCGTAAGTGTCTAAAAGGTCTTCATGTATTCCTACAGCAAACCTGCTCATGACTTTCTTAGTTGGATCAACATACCACGGATTTTCGGCTACCCATTCCGCTGCCTTCGGGTCTTTCTGTACAGCGCGTTGCTGTTTTTGTAGTAATTGTGCACCTGTGTCGGTGTTTTGTGCAGTAGGCCTGAAGTTTTGGGCTTTGTCAAGCTTATTTGTTGCTTTCATCAATTCTTCTTGTGCTTCGATGATTGCATCAGTATTTCCGTAGTCATAAGCTTCCTTATAATTACGTTTGGCCTTCTCTACTTCTAACTCAGCAGAGGATTGATAAGTGCTTATTAACTCTTTTTCTCCTGATTGTAGTAATGATTTAAGATGATGATTCTCATCCAGTATCTTTTGAGCGACAGATAGAGCTTCTTCTTGCTCACGATAGGCTTCTTCTTTCAACCTACGCTCATCATGCCATGCTTTCTTATACTGTTTAAACTTAGTTTGTACCTTACCTGAGTAGTCATCAGACTCATCAGCAGATTCTAACTCATCTACTATATCTTTAGGTAAGGGTGGTCTAGCATTTCTATCAGCTACAGGTGTATCATCTTCAATTTCAATTTCAATCTCATCAGAATCTATATCATCTACATCCCCACCAGCTTCATCAGGGAACTCATAATCATCTGCTTCGTACTTAGCCATTTAACAACTCCAAATTTATTCTGTTACCTTTACTTCTATTCTCCGAAGTTTTCAGTATTTGTAAATTAGATGGGATATGTAATCCCGATACCAACTCACCATTTAAAGGTATTATGTGATCTACTTCTACCCGTTCAGAAAAGGTTTTAGCAAATCTATTCATAATATTACAATACAAATACATACCATCTATCTCAGCTTGGAAAGGAGGTGACGTTATAGCCCCTTTCATTCTAGAGGCCCTACGTCTCTGAGCTTCTATGTGGTTGGAACTATTAGCACTATACCAATCCCGCCTATTTTGAAGGTGTCTATCTCTATTTTTAGTCTCCCACTCATATTGCCTATTATTATAATACTCACGTTTTTTAGACATACTCAACATACTTCTTTTTGAGCATATGTCTGTATTCGCCTCGCGATATTTTTTAACAACAGCACTTCTAGTGGGGCACATTTGTTGATACAGTTTTTTACAATCTTTACAGTGATATTGTAATCCATCTTTAGAGCTTGTTAATTTATTAAATAACAACACACTTTTATCAACTTTACATTTTGTGCATGTTTTAATCATCAGGCTCGGCTAACTCCGCGAGGGTCTAAAACAACAGCTTCAACAGAATCATCGTTCAAAAAACGCATCTCCGTTCCATGAATTTTAACTCTTGTACCTGCGTTTGGTCTTACTAGGACAAAATCCCCAACTTGGCACCAAGGACCAGAAGGGAAACGGTCTTTGTCATTGTAACAATCAGGACCCATAGCCACAACAAACAGCACAGTAGCCAGAAGACCTTCATGCCGTAGTGTTTCATCAGCTTTAAGAATGCCACTTTCATATTCTTTCTCCACTTCAGGTAGTGCGCATAGTATACGATACCCTGTTGGTGTAGGCAGTTGTGTTGCCTTTTCCTCATTAGTAGCTGAGAAGTCTACAGACCCCACAACTTGGGGGTTGTTTGGGTTAGACCCAATTAAGATTTTACTCATTCGTCTTCAAACTCCAGTTTCTTAGTTAGTACTTCTATGGCGCTTCGTGCCTGATCTAAGCCTTGGATTTGCCCGCATATATACTTATACTGGGCATAATCTTCAGCTCTACCAGACGCTAACGCTTGTGTTAATAACGCTACTCTGTCATCAATTTGTTTAAAGAGAATTTCCGCTTCTCTATCCATTATTTAGTTCCTTCAACAAGTTCACCTGTAGGTAATACTAAATGTGTTCCTTTTTTCTCCTGATTGATAAAGTATTCACTTAATTTTTCAGGCGATCTATTTTTTAAGTTGTGCTCAGAAGGGTGGAAGTAATACCGACCTTCATTACCTTCTTGCCATACACCACCTTGTGTTTTTTCATTAGAGTATTTACTCTGTTCTGAAAATGTAGGGTGGTTAGGTAATTTAAAAGTGTCTGGGTAATGATCTTCTTCCCCTTTACGAGGTTTTATTTCACCACTTTTAACAGCAGTTTTATACCCTTCCATATCATAGTCAGAGTGAATTACTCCGCCCTTTTTAAAACCTTCAGGCTTTTTTCTAGATACCTCTCCCCCTTTATTTTGTGCCTGACGTTCTGCCACTTGAGCTTGTCTTTCCGCTAAGAACTTGGCATGGTCATGTTGTTGGTTAGTCTGTTGTTTCTGATGTGTACGTTCACTTTCTTTAAGTGCTACATCCACACCTAGTTTGGCAGCCATCTCATCTTGTTTTGCTCGAAGTTGCGCCTGTGTATCTTGCATCTTAGCTGAAAGTTGTGCGCCTGTGGATTGTTGTTGAGCACCAATGCGTTCACGATCAACTTGTATCTTCATCGCTTCCAACTGAGCATCAGACTGATCTTTAGCTACTTTTCGTTGTAAGTCCTGCGCTTTAAGCTGTAACTCTTGTTGTTGCATTTGTATCAACGGGTCTTGTTGCTTCGCTTGATTAGCTTGAGCTTGAGCTTCTTGTTGATGCTGACCTGTTAGCTGTTGTGAAGCTTGAGCTGCTAATTGTGATATTTGTACTTCCATACTATCAGGTATAGTCACTTGGTTATCAGTATCATCTTCACCATATGTAGGTATGTTCATACCCATAGTTTGCTCAATTTGTTTTCTATATTCGTATCCAAGATGCTCACTTATATGCGCAGCCATAGTTGCTTGTAGTGCCGCTAGAGCTTGTGGATTTGAACCCATAGCTTGTTGCACTACCATTTGAACT